GTCGAACGCGGGGTTCTAATCCCAGAAGTGCTGGACTACTTTCGCACTACTGGTTTTGGTTTTCGCGAGTTTCTTTCCGTTTTAGGCTTTCGAGGTCTAAAATGATCCTTCCCATCAGGCTTGCTTTGATTTCCGGCAGCTTGCTCTCTAACTGGCTCCACGATCCGTTTTCCCTGGATGTCGCCGTCAATGGCAACCTCACCAGGTTTGGGATCTGAGGGTAAGTCTTCAGCAAATCGCGGGGGATTGAGAATTGTTCCGCCGTCAGCTTGTTCGAGCCAACATCGAAAACGATCAACATCAAAGTCCTGCAGCTCAGCAGCAACGATATCATCCATCCATCCTGCTTTTGCGTTGGGGTATTGCTTATCGGCATCCATTTCCACTCCCCAGATTCGCAGCTCATTTCGAAATTCTGCTGCGGGAAGCGGGAAAAGTTGGAGTGCGCGGTTGGCAAATTCTCCTATCACGGGTGTGTTCTTGTCAGATAGAACGAAACTGAATGCCTTCTCTTGCAGTTTCTGTTGCGGTGTGACGTTTCCAGGCAAGTTCACAGTTAAGTGGAACTTCGATACCTGTCGTCTTATATCACAACACGAGTTGTTGTCTCCGTACCAAACGCCGGGCCCATAGCGTCTGGCCAGAAAGCTAACTCCTGGTTCTCCAAGCTTGACCAACTCTAGGTCCAGCTCTTGTCCGACAAGCGAGGCTGCTCGTCTGGCAATCTTTGCATCCACGTCAGTGTCAAAACCATCATCGCCCCCATATATGCCCAACTTCTGCCACGCGTCAAACGCGCAAAGTCCTTGCATGCGGTAGGTTAGATATGCTATGAAACCAGTGTCTAAGGTGTTACCACAAGACGTGTCCGCACCACCCGATAAGCGGTGGAACTCCGTTTGATACTCAATACCGAACGTTGTCTTGGCTCGGAGGTGATGGTGTTTGTCCATCGCCTCCAGCAGTTCATTGTGGTGGTCGGTGCTAAATGCCGCAGCGTAAGTCTTTCGCTCCAGGAGGTATAGCACATTGCTGTGCTTGCCATCCATACGGTTGAAATCCTTGTTGCTTCCGGACACTTGAGCCCCCTGAGCTACTTCCGTAACACGGTCAGCAACTTCTTTTGGGGTTTTACCGAACGCATACCAACGTTGAGGTTTCATTACCTCGTCGGTAAAAGCGTACATATAACGTGCGTAATCCCTCTTGTCAGGCCCACAAATAGTGGATATGCCCCGGGGATCATTTACGCGTCCATACGCTTCACGTTTGATGAACTGTCTTGTAACACCTGTCGAATCGGTGTTCTCAGCTTCAGCCAGAATCGCTCTCTGGCTGGGTCGTGACTGCCTGTTATAAACTTCATCAACGTCGACAGGATCTAAGGTGTGGCGCTGTTCAGCCGGGATGAGGAATCCAATAAATTCGTCCATCGTGTCCAACATAAACTTGCTCACGGGCAGCTCTTTCGCAGTCTGCTCCTTGACCCTTTTGTCAACCATCCGCTCCTCATTGTTAAGGCACACATCAGGGACGAACCCACCGTGCACCAAAGGAGCCATGAATGCTTTCATACCAGCCTTTGCGTCCTCGTCATATTCTGCAGGGCGTCGCACCCATTGGAATCGTCTCACAGCTTCCACCAACGAAACTCTCTCCTTCGTCGGCGCTTTGCTGAGATGAAACTCCAACAGTACTTCACTCGCCACCTTCGCAACCTTGCGACCTTCCTCATCAACATCCAGCTTTGACAGCACAGATGCACGGGTTAGTTTGCCAGAGATAGTTCGTGCCGTACTGGCAACGATGCTATCCACGCTTGCGGGTACGCTGCTTGAGGCATACTCACCGGCTATACCAGTAACTACCTCCAGCCCTCCCGGCTTATTAACGTAAAACCTGACGAACTTCTCCGTAATGGGGTTGAACCTACGCAGTGGTTTTGCTTGGACCCTGTTCCTGGCCAACCAAACCATAATCGGATTCCTGGTGCGCACTAGCGGTGCAAGAAGCACAAGCTGATGGTCTGGGCCCATCTGCCTGCGTTCAACCGCGTAGCACGCCATGGCGATATCAATGCCAAAGAGTTTCGTTGTCACTCTCAGACTATCACCATCCCAATTCCAAATATGGTGGCTATACTGGCCACCACCCGCAACACCATACTCCACCTGCCCGTCGGCTAAGAAGCGGTAATGATAATCACCACTATCCTTGCCAGCACTGGATGGAACCAGCGTATAAAACTGGTATGGTTGGAAACGTTCCACGAGCATTTCTTCGAGGTCATCGACATAATAGTCCACATCGACCATTGATATGATGTCTCTCGGCTCGGGATTGAATCCGGTTGCAGGTGCCATGAGGTCCTTTGCCCAGAAGTACGTTCTTGAATACGCCCTTCCGGATCTAGCATCAGCGCCGCTTCCTTGGTAGTAGAAGGCCTCCCTTCCTACACCGTCAGCGACACGCCGCATAAGCAGGCTTGCAGTCGAGCGTTCAGCCGCGCTTGCGCCATGTGTGTGATTAGGTAACACATCCGCAGGCTTGACTTCAGCTCGATGAAACTCAGACTTGAGCACCAGTGCGTCAGCTCTGGTACTCTCACTCGCTTCGCTCAACCACTTGTTTACTTCCATGTCAACAAATTCGTTGGACATTTGGTACCACAAGTAGGAGCAGCCGGAGACAATGCCACCAACGGCGACAATCTCCAGCCCAAGGAAAATCATTGAACAACTTACAACGTATTCTCC